ATATTAGCAGGTATTCTAATGGTATCCTGACCATCAAGTTTAGGATACCGTAATTCTTGTCTGGCTTCATTTGGTGTTATAATTCCGCCATTAACTAGTGTGCTATGATATTTTGCTAATTCGCCAACGTCAGGCTGTAGGGCACTAACACTACTAGTTATCGCTTCCACGTCATATCCAAAATATCGCTCAATTGAGGAAATGTATAGCCTAACAATTGGCAATACTGTTTCCAGGTAAAATAAGCGTAGATTAGGGGCAATGTTAGCATTATTACCTCCATTTAATAGTAGAGGAGGAACTCCTAAGCTACTTACTATACGCTCGTTATGAGTTCTTATAGCAACGTCAAAATCAAGGTCTTTGAAATTTTGTTCACTTAGTCTGTGTGGTTTAAGTCCGCTGTCTAATATAATAGGGCGCTTTCCACCACTTTTACTATTATAACGCTGTTGCCAATAAGCTAAGGTTTTTTCTTTTGCTTGCTGCGATAGCGTATTTTCGCTGGTAAGCACAAGGCCAAAAATTGTGCCATTTTCAAAAAACTTTTGTTGAAATTCTTGCATGGCATATAAGGTATTTATATTGTCCATGCAGCTTTCAAGACGACTAGCTCCACGATATATACTTGTACTAGACACATCTTTAAAGTAAAATACGTCGCGTTCTTCGAATATTACTTGACCATTATAACGATAGCCACGAATAAACGTTTTAGGGTCTGATAATATTTCTACGTTTTCCGCTGGCAGGTGATACATAAATACGCCATCAAAATGTATAAATGCATTACCGTCTAATAGTATATCTTTAAAAAGCTCTCGTCTAAAATCTTGTGCGCTTTGATAAGGATTTGGTCTAAAGTTTAATAAATTTACAAGTGTTTTTTGGCGTATGCCATTAACCACGCCCTCATTTACTTTATCTTTTACATCATAATCTAGTGAACTAGTTGCGCTTATGATCATATTAACAGCGCGATTTACGCTATCAATATTACGAAACGCATTTCTAAAATTTACTATACGGGATTCGGTACCTATATGTGTACCTTCATCTGTATGTATTAATGCTTGTGCTGGATTTAATTTTTCACGAATCCAGCCACGAAATCTATCTATTGTTGTTGCCACTGGTACCCCCTATAAAATCACTAAACGGGCTAGGTACTCTGCTGTTTCTATATGAACTTTCACCAGTAATATGTTTTTGGCGTTGTATTTCGATCCAGTGTTGTTGTTTAGCAACCGAACTAGGTAAAGGACTTTTACCATAGATCCCATGTAGTTGTACATGATGCCTGTTACATAGGGTGTAAACAAGATCATATATTTCTCTATGGTGGCTACTAATAAACTCTTCACGAACCGCAAGTATTCCGCTATCAGTACTAATATCATAATTATTGGCTTTTGCCCAAACTTCTAATAAGTGGGTTATGCTATGTAAATGATGGAGCTCTAGCTCACTAGTACTGTTACAAATATAACACTGTGATTGTTTTTCATAAGCACTTTTGGCTTTGTCTCTAATCCATTTAACTGGTATTCTTTTATTAGTATTAATTGCCATAAAAACTTTTTATTCTAGATTTTAGCTATTTTAACCTAAAAGGACAGTTAAAGTCAAACCAAATTTTTACATACCTACACTGTAAAGGTATATAGTGCGTAACGTAGTGCATCGGCCATGTGACTAAACTTATCGTGCTTAGGTCGCTCTTTGGTTAATCCCTCACGATCATCCCAACGATATTGATCTAGCATATCTAAGACATGTGTGCACGACTTAAGAACCCGTAATCTACCTTGTTTAACTAATGTTTGTATGTGTGCAATACCTGGTAATACGTCTTTTTTGGCTTTTGTAGTTGCTATATCGTAGTTATAAGCTAAGTCAGCACTAAATTGTGCTGCGGCACTGTCTATAAATATTATTTCAACGCCCCAAGTTTCAATCATTCTATGAAAATGTTCACAGTGTTGTGCTGTAGTGCGCTCTGATTCTAAGTAATCCTCTACTATATAGTAGCAATCAGTACCATAATCATAAATAATATTAACCCAAGCTGTAGCATCGCGATAGCCAGGATCACAGCCAGCAAAACATTCACCTCGTATACCACTAGGAAGTTCGTCTAATATGTATTCTTGTAAAAATCCTTCGTAGATTTGGCCTAAATAGCTGGTAAAGCTAGCCATGTATTCTTGCTCAAATTCTGATTTAGGCATTGATCGCCTAGCTTCTTCAACATCGGACTCAGCCATGCGAGTATTTTCAGTATAATCAGCTTGTATACTAACCCACTCTGGAAATTGATCGTCAAAACCACGAGCATAAAATCTACTAAACCAGTTTTGACGACCGCGCGGTGTGCTAATAAATATTGCTTTGGCGTTGGGCTTGTCTAGTGTAGGTCGTAGTTGTACATTAAATGCTTCTTCGCCGCGCTCACTTAGAGCAGCCTCATCAAATATAATCAAGTCATAGCTCCTACCTACAGTACTATCAACTGTACTAATGGATCCCATTCTAATAGTAGACCCATTAGACAACTCAATAACTTTATCTTTTAGGTTATCGCGAGTAACTTCCAAGTCAAAATGTTTGATTAATTTACGCTGCAACTCAAAACTAATTGAACTTAAGTTATAGTTAGGGGATATTATTAGTACATTGCAGCCTGGTACTAAGGTAACTAGTTGGCCGATTACGTTAGCTATATAAGTTTTACCTAGTCGACGAGCAAGTGCCGCACAAATAAAACGATACTTAGGATCATTAATTGCATTTATTAGCGCAATTTGTGGACGATTAATTGTATCGTAAATGTTGAGTAATCTTAGATAGTTATCTATAGGTAGCTTGATAAATCTCTTATCAGCTGGAAACTCATAAATATAGTCGCACTCAATATTCGATCTACTTACTACTAACACTAGCTAACTCCTGTAATAGTGGTTCTTCATAAATCATTTGTCCAGCTACTAGAACTAAAACACTGCCTCCAACCCAAATCAGCTTAGGCCAGCGCTCTAGTAATCTACTAACTACTGTGCTGCCAAATAATATAATTGGTACACTAATTAATAAACCAAAAATAATTAGCCACCAATTGCCACCAGCTGCAGCAGCAATACCTAATGCGTTATCTAACCCCATTACCGCATCGGCCCAAACTATGGTTAGCATGGCTCCCCAAAAAGTGCTTGCTGCTGTTATTTCAGGTTCTGGTTCGCTGTTTGCACGTACTAATTGCCAAGCAATATATAAAAGTGCTAAACCACCTACTAATCTGAGTCCAGGGATCATTAGTAGGTAGGTTAGTGCGGCTACACAAACAAATCTAACCAGAACGGCACCTATAGTACCCCACAACATAGCTCGCTTGCGCAAGTGTGGTGGCAGGCGGCGACTGGCTAGTGCAATAACAATAGCGTTCTCGCCACCTAGTACAATATCAATTAATACAATGGCACCTAGTGCCCAAACTAATTCAATCATTGTGGTGGTCTTACAGCTCCTACGGCTCGTACAACTGGTGCAGGCTGTGCAGCTGGCATGACACTTTTAATCAATTCTAGTAAGTTACCAGCATCTAGTGTAGTGCCATTGCTTAGGGTAAATATTAACTTACCACCATCAATCTTTGCACTAACTATACCAATACCTGGTTCTCCTTGTGGTCCTGCAACACCAGATTCACCACGTGCACCGGGTTCACCGCGTGGTCCAGTTTCACCACGAGCACCAGCTACGCTAGTACCGCCACCATGTCGTAAAAAGTATTCGCGTGCGTAGATTGTACTCATTCGTAGGTTCTCCAAGTTGTGCCAGTCCAAAATAGGCCAATACTATCACCAGTGGTATCCACTACTAGTGTAGTTGCGCTGTCGTTAATAGTATGACTATTGGTTTTTATAGTAAAATTATTTTGGCCGAATGTACCAGACCAATCTGCAAAAAATACACTAAATCCTGCTGGCATGCCGGTAGGTAATATGCAAGTAATAGGCGCTGATTTGGTATCTACACCATAGCGTAGGTTCTTGCTAGGGCTAAAATCCCTGTTGATATGTTCAAAAATGTTTTCCACGATTACTCCTTTTTGTTGTTATTATACTTCGCCACTAATTAATTTGTGTATAAGTTGCGAATACTTGCTACCATCGCCTTCATTAATTTGTACGTTTACTTGACGCTGTGGTGCACTATCAGTACGTAATTTTTCCAGCTGTATTTCACGGTCTAATAAATCCATGCTCATTTTATGGCTAAGGTGTAGGAGATCGGCAATATCCTTTCCACTTCCAACACCAGCCTCAGCAATCTCCTCAAACTTTTGTTTGATAATAGCGTCCATGGCACGTCGCATTAAAAACCTGTTGTTGTAACCACTGTCAAAAAATACACGATCAATATAGCCGCGTACTTCACCACGCGCTAATATTTCACATACGCGATCAAGTGGTATATCCAGTTCTTCGCTAACAAGCTTAGCACTGTTGTTGGTTAAATAGCAGTTAGCTACTTCAAGAGCCTCAGGGCTTATATTAAGTGTCTCTGCCGGTAAGTGAGTTGTCATATTGATTCCAATTAAATGTTTACATATTAGCTGTATTAGTACTAGGAAAGGCTCTTCCTGCTCCCCATATAATTTTCACAGCTCCGCCGGCACCAACTCCAGTAGTAGGACTTCCAGAATTATATGCTTTTCCGCCTGCTCCACCACCATATGCTCCGCCACTTCCAGCTGAACCGTTTCCAGCTCCGCCGCCTCCAGCAGTTCCAGCGCTACCACCTCCACCTCCACTGCCACCGCCAGCACCACTAGTACCATCTGTGCCTTGGCCGTTTATTCCTGTACCGCCTCCGGCTCCACCGCCTGTGAACGCGCTTCCACCACCGCCACCAGCACTACCGCCGGTTCCAGCTCCGCCAGACGTATAGGCATAATATCTGTTTCCAAGACCGCCATCACCTCCAGCTCCGGTATATCCTCCAGCTCCACCACCACCGCCACCAGCAAAATCTGTATTAACAATACCACCTGTACCACCATTTCCACCACCGTCACCTATATAGGTTCCGCCGGTATTATAGTTAGTACCGTCTTGTCCGCCACCACCGCCTCTAACAGTTGACGTACTAATAAAATAACTGTCGCCACCTGCAGCATCTGAAGATCCACCACCGCCTACAACTACTGTATAAGTTTGTCCTGGTGTTACTGGAATACCATTTTTCCAACCTAGTCCTCCACCGCCACCGCCTGCTGCGTTATTCCAGCCATAGGTTTTTTGTCCAGCCCCACCACCAATACACACCACACTAACACTTATTACTCCTTCTGGAGCTGTCCAGGAATAGGTTCCAGGGCTAGTATATGAGGCTTGTCCAATTACATTCATTTCTACATTTTTTACTACAACACTTGTTAGTGTAGTTAATATTCTTCCTGTTATTGAACCAGATCTTATTTGTAAGATAATGGTTTCGTCAGATTCTGTAATATCTATTATAGGCAGTATGCTAATACTACCACTACCATTTGTAATGGTAAAAGATCCCGAATTACTGCCTGTGGAAAAATCGCTGCCTGTAGTAGTGCCTACGTTAGTCCAGTATAATGTTGTACCACTAGCTATGTTAAATGTTGTAACAGTCCAAGTTATAGTACTATTCTCATCTATAGTAGGACTACTAGGCGTAGCAAGAACAATAGGAAGATTACTGCTATTAAGTCGCCGCAAGGATGTAGTTTGTTGGCTGGCTAGTTTAATAGACATTAGGTAATCTCCGAACCAAATAAGGCAAAGCTAACGCTGCCACTAGTGCTATACACACTGACTACATCGGTTGCAGCTAGTGTAACACCCATAGTTAATGCTACACTATCTGCGGCTGGTACTGGTAGTTCGTAAACTATATAGTGTTGATTAGTAATGGTAGCTCCACCAGGTCTAACTGCTATTCTTACTGTAGTATTAGCATTATTTTGTAAATTGCAAATATTAATAGTACTAACTACTGCGCTAGTGCTAGCCGGTACTGTATACAGTGTGGTCAATGTTGTAGCTGCTGGCTGACTTTGGCCTAATACTTTATATGCTATTGGCATAATTTATCCTTACATTCCGGCTAATAAAAATGGACTTAGTCCTTGGTCTGTGCTGCCTGCTACGCCTGAGGCACCTTGTATGCCCTGTAT